GAGCCGTCGAATGGGTTCATGGCGTGAAATTCAATGCCAAACGCGCACTCGGCGGACACGAGCCAACGCAGGACGCGCGTTTGGTCGCGGGTCTCAATGAACTCGATCCAACGCGATCCAACGAGGCGGCCGGGTGAGGGGCTGCCGGCCCCAAACGCCGGAGACATCCAGAGCAACCGGCCCCGGAGGTCGAAAATCATCGCCTTATCATCTTCGAGACTGCCGAGCGGATGTGCGAGCGTTGGTGCGGGCGGCGGCGGCGAGTTTTTGTTTAGCGTCCAGAATTTCCAGAACAGGGAGAGGAGGGAGCGAAGCCGGGGTGACATGCGGGGTAGTGTGAATGTGGATTTCGGTGGCGGTGTGACCCGCTGCCAGGGTAGTAAACAACTCTAAAAGCAAATTCTCCAGGAGCGCGGGCTGGTCGATCTGCGCGCGGGTGAGCAGGTCGGCGAGCTGCGCGGCAATGCGCGGGCGATAGAGCGCGGCCAGGCGCGCGAGGATGTCGGATTGCACGCCGGTAGGCTGTGCGCCAAAGGCGGTGATGTCGGCGACCGCAAGGCGCCGGAGATAGGCTGACGCGTTGCCCTCGGCCACCTCTGCCGCGCGGCGGTAGATGGTGGCTTGCATTTCGGTGTCGGCGTGGAAGCCAACCAACTTGGTCAATTTGACGGCGGAGCTCATGGTCCTTGTCTGGAACAAGGTTTAAAGGTTTTAAAGGTTGGTTTTGGTAAAAGCAAGCAACGGATTTACAGATATTAAATTGTTTGGGGCATTTAAAACGGTAGCGGCGCGGTGGGGTTTAAACGTGGGCGGGCACGTGGGCGGGCACGTGGGCGAGCACGTGGGCAAAAGAAAGGGCCGCCCGGTGAGGGGCGGCCCGTGGGGCGCGGTGGTGTGGTGGGCGGTGAGTTAGGTGCCGCGGGCGATGAGACCGGCACCGAGTTGCGCAAACTCAAACGTGTGGCCGGAAACGGTAGCGGTTTCGTTGAAAAGTTTGGCCACGGCGGCCGTTGTGAGGTGCTCGGGGATGCCCTTCACTTCGTAGGTGATCGAGCCGGAGGCGCTGAGCCCAACGGGCGCGGCGGGATTTTGTAGGGTGGCAAGGCCTGCGGAATTTTCGGAGGTTTTGAGTTTAAGCGTTTTCATGGGTGAGGATTCGAGGACGATCAGGGAAAGTTTAACGGTGTCGGACTGGGACAGGCCGCGCGTGGCAGCCTGGTGTTTTAGGGTAGCAAGGTCGGCGGGATCGAGGCGGACAAAGACCGGCACCCGGCGCGCTGGGCCACGCTGGGCGTTTTTGTTGCCGGCGTTGGCGTGTTTGGGTTTTTTGGGTTTTGGTTTGGGTTTCATGGCGTGCGGTGAGGATAAAGCGCATCAAGCACGGACCCGGCAGCCCCGCCGGTGGTGGCGAGGTCAAGCAGGCCGCGCAGCGCGCGGGTGTTGTTTTGGTCGAGGCCGGTGCCGCCGTTGTTTAAAAGCGCGCGGAGGTCGGCGAGCGCCTGGCGGCCCCGCTCGCACGCAGCGAGCTGGGCGACAAGCGCGGTGATTTGGTCGGTGCGGGTGCTCATGTGTAGAGGATCGAGGTTTGCCGGTCGGTGGAACGAGCGCGCGCGGGGCGCTCGGTGAGGATCTCGCCGCAGAGCGTAAGCTCTTCGGTCTGCTCGCCCTGGGCGAACATGTCGAGGGTTTGGGCTTGGGTGGGGATCGCGGCGACGCGCGCGTGGTTGCGCGCGATGGCCGAGAGTTCGGAGTCGGAGAGGAGGGACATGGTTAGGAGCTTGAGGGTTAGTCGATGTTGTTGAACGCTAGCCAGTCGGAATAAGTGACGCCATTGGGCGCCGGGCCGGGATCACCAGGCGCGCGGCCGTTGTTGGAATCGTCGCGCACGTCAGCGACTGCCTCAATCGCGGTGCGCAGCACAAACGACCGGTATTTTTCGAGGTTGTCCTCGCAGTCGATGTCGCTCGGAGTGGTTTCGATCAGGTTTTCAAGCGCCGCGAGCAGCTCCGGCGCCGCGGCGATTAAGCGGGCATTGGTGGACAACACCTGAGCCACGTAGGGGTAACCGGTGGTCTGCGACCGGACTACGCACCGGCCCTGTTCTTCGGTCGAGAATGTCCAAGGACCCGGCGTGTGGTCGGCGCTCATTTGGCACCTCCTTGGATCTCTTCCAGTCGGGCGGACAGGATGGAGAGCAAGATTTCGGCGTCGGCCACCGCATCGACCGGATCGCGGCCGAGGGCGCGGACAATGGCGCCGCGGAGCCACGTCGAGCAATCGGGTTCGGAGATTAGGCGGTCGGCGAGGTCGAGGGCGGAACTGTGCGAGTGGGTGCAATAGCTGGGGGCGATGCGGTCGGCGAGAGCGGACGGCGAAAAGGTCGGGCGCTCGATTGTGCTGTGATTTTGTGCGATCATGGTTTTCTCTCCTGATGCCGGGCGGCCTGCTTGTAACAGGTGGCAGTGTGGTTGTTTTCTCCCGCCTGCCTGCCCGGCACTAAAAGCAAGAGAAACCGGCGAGCCACGCGGCCCACCGACGACAGCCACGATGCAGAGCGGCGCGCGCAATACAAACAAATTTGCGCGCGCAGTTGATCGAAAAACACAAACGACGCGCGGTGCGCGAGTTGCGCGCGGTTTTAGTTTTAAGGATCGTAACAGTTTAACGCTTTTTCTTGACGGGCGATGTGTAACACTTTTACACGTTGTAAATGAGCCATCCCACTCGCCGCGGACCTGATCGGACGATAATCCTGCGCATCCCTCGCATTGCCCCACTCGCCCAGGCGATCGATTTAGCCGCGGTGCGCGCCGGGCAGACGCCTCCGGAGTTTATCAAATCGACCTTGGCGGCCGCATGTCTGCCGGCCGCGGCGCCGGCCGACACCCGGCGCGCAACGCAGGAGGCCGCCTAACATGGTCGCCCAAGCCTCATTTTTTCGGGAACTAACCGGCCCCGGGCTGCCGTGCCGGCTGCCGAGCGCCGACGAGGTGCCGGCCGCGATGTGCACGCGCGAGGTGGTGCGGCATCCGGCCGGCGGGTGGACGATTGCCGAGCCGATCGATGCCACGCAATCGGCCGCGCGCACGTATCGAGGTAACTGGTCGAGCTACGCCGGCGCCCTGGCGGCGATGGAGGGCCACGCATGAGCGCGCCCAAAGTTCGTGAGGCCGAGCAGTTTTACAGCCTGGCGCAGGTGTCGCGGGTGGTCGGCGTGCAGCCGGAGCGGTTGTCAGCCCTCGCGATGGAGGGCAAGTTTCCGGCGGCCGCGGTGATCGTGCCAGGCGGCGGGCACAAAGGCCGGCGCTGGACTGCATCGCAGCTCGCCGCGCTCGTGTCCGAGTGGGCAAATCCCCTTGCCGCGGGCAATCGGTAATTTTTCCGCCGTGCTGACTCTCGGATCTCAGATAACGATGCACGCGGCCCTCGGCACCGAGGGGGATGAGTTGTTGAGCATCGAGGGCGACCGCCGGAGCAACAGATGCACGGCGCGCTGCCTGGATGCGCGCGCGGATCTGCGCGCGGCCGTGCTCGGTGCGGTCGCCGAAGGGCAGGGGAGTCGCCGGGTGGCGGCCGCGTTCGGGGTGTCGCGCGAGGTCGTGCGTGCGCTGCGCCGGCAGGCGCTTGAGAGCGGGGAGTTAGACCGCCATAAACAAAGCATCGGCCTGGATGCCCTCGCCCTGGCGCGTGAGGCAATCGACCGGTGCCGGGATGAGATCGACGAGATGCCGCGCGCATCGCTGCCGATCCTCGCCGGCGTGATGACCGACAAAGCGCTGCTCCTCACTGGCGGCGCCACGGTCAGGATCGAGCACGTCACCGGGCCGACGCATGCCGGCCTCAACGATATGCTCGCAAGCCTGGGAGTGATCGAGGTGCAGGCCTGCGCACCGGCACCGGTTGAGGCTCAGGAAACATCCGCCCAAAGGCCTGCCGACCAGGCGGCCGCCGGGCGGATCGAGGCGGCGGCCGGCATTGAGTTTCAGGCTTCAGGTGATTCCGACTCACCTATTTTCCGCCCATCGCACGAGGGAGCGGAGCAGGCGCGGGCGGATCACGGGCGGATGACGGGCGCGGGCGCGGAGGTGCGGCCGTGAGCGCGCGCGGGCGCGGGCGCGCGGGAGGGGGGGAGGGGGGGGTGCCCGATTTCGACGGGGGGGGTGTGAGAGCGACTGATTCCATTGCGACGGAATTTTGGGCCAATGATTTCCGATTCTGTTTCCTATGAGCCGAAAAAAATCTTCCGGCGAAGTGCCGCCACCTCCACCCGCTTCGGCGGCGACGACTCCCGCCGACGCGGGGGGCGAGCTGTTCTGGGAGTCAAAGGTCGCCGAGAGCCTGGGCGTGGCGCGTGAGCGCATCGTCGCCTTGCGCGGCGAGCGGCTCACTGAGGGGGCGCACTTCCGCATCGTGCGCAACGCCGTCGTGCTCACGGCCAGCGGCCTCGAAATAATCGCTTCCGCGCTGCGGCCCGAGTCCTTGCCCTCACCGACGATTGCAAGCCCTGCGCCGCCAGCGCTAGGCATACAGGACGGGCCAGCGCCGCGCGTGATGATGGTGGTGCGGCGCGTGCCGCCCAATATCCGCATCCTTCTGTGCTCGCCGCTCAACCGCCTTGGCGAGCGCCCCGTGCGCGTGCGGGATAACCGCCTCTTCACGCCGGGCATGGTGCTTCAAGTCATCGACGGCGGCGCCAACGGCCTGCAATTCACCGGGCGCTTGCCGCGCCGGAAAGGCCGCTGGTGAGCACGCTTCAAAATTCCCAGCACACCGAGGCGCACTCCCTCGTCATGCAGCAGGCGTGGCAGCGCCGCAAGCCGTGGACGCGCACCGAGAGCGCGCGGTGGCTCAATGATCGCGGTCCCGCTCTGCTTGCGCACTTGCGCCGCTCGCCGGGGCGGTGGCCGGAGGCGTGCCCGAAGTTTATGGGCGAGTGGCTCAAGACGAACGCCGCGCCGCTCTTCGACCACGCCCACGCCGCGCTCGCTGCGCGCAAGACCGACGAGGCCCGCGCTACCCTCGGCCCCACCGACCTTTTGCCATGAAGACAACTCCCGATGGATTCTTTGATCCCGCCGAGCTCTGGACGCAGGCCAAGACCGAGCGCTACCTCGCGAATCACCCTCTGCCGCTGGATTTCCACTGGCGGCACGACGACGGCACGCAGCAGCCCGTGCAGCCGCGTGGCGGCATTAAGAACGGCTACGGTTTCTGGCTGCGCTACACGCCGTATTTCCCCGGCTTGTTCGAGGAGATTCACGCGATCATCGCGCTCACGCCGGCGACCGATCCTGACGGGAAACCCTTCCAGATGACGCCCCAGTGGCTCGCCGCCAAACTCGATGAGCGCCGCCCGCAGGGCACGCAGACCGACCTTTTCGCCCTATGAGTATTAAACTGATGACCCTCGTGTTGGAGCGCCCGGAGCCTTCCGATCCTATCCAACGCTTCGTTTTGTTAGTTCTGGCCGATCAAGCCAATGACCACCTCGGCAAATGCTGGCCGAGCGTTCTGCAGATTTCTCAACGCACGAAACTTTCCGAGCGGTCGGTGCAACGCGCGATTCGCTCCCTCCAAAATGCCGGCTGGATCGACATCATTGACGGCGGCCGCAGAGAAGGCGGCCGGCGCGCCAACGATTACTTTGTGCATCGCGAGGCGGTCAATCGGGCTGCCCCTATGGGTGCCACACCGTCACCCCACGGGTGCCCGACCGTCACCCCAGCGGTGCCAGACAGTCACCCCACGGGTGCCACCCAGTCCGAAATACCGGTGCCACACAGTCACCCCCCTGGTGCCACACAGACACCCCAATCATCATACAACCCAAACAAACCAACCGTCATTCAACCTTCCGGAGAGCCTGACGGCCAAAGACCGAGCGAGCTATTCATCGCTGCGCTCTTCTTCGTAAGTCGTCACAGCACCGAAGCCCACGCCGAGGAGTTTTACGACCACTACGAGAGCAACGGCTGGACGCTCAACACCGGCCGGCCGCTGGCCTCGTGGCACGCCGCCGCCCGGCGCTGGATGCGCGAGGCCGCCCGCCGCGCCGCGCTTTCCAGCTCCTCCGGTCCGAAAAATTTCGTTGCAAGCCCCGCGAGCATTTCGCCCGAGCTGAACACCTTGCTCAACGATCCCACGTGGGCCGGCGGCGCCTACCCGGCTTCCGCCACCGCCTGATTTTCCCATGCACCTCGAAACGTATTCCGCCGCCGATTCCGCCCACGCGTCGCGCGCCCTCGCCGCCCTCCCCGAAGTCGGCCGCGCGCTCCCGCACTCCCTCGAAGCCGAGGAGGCGCTCCTCGCGCTCGTGATCGCCTATCCCGACGAGGTGTTTCCCCTCTGCCGCAACGCCAACTTTGACAAAAACTCGTTTTACGATCCGAAGCACGGCACGATCTACGCCGCCGTGCGCACGCTGGGCATTGCGCAACACCCCATCGACATTGCCACCGTGGCCGAGCGTCTCCGCGAGACGGGCGATCTTGAGCGCATCGGCAGCTACGCCGTGCTCACTCAAATCACGACCTACCAAGGCACCTCCGCGCACGCCCGCCACTGGATCGACCAAGTACGCAAATTCTGGATACTCCGCCAGACCATCCGCCGCGCGCAAAAGGCGATTGAGGATTGCCACCGGTATTCGGGCGAGCCCTTCGCTGAGTTCTTTGCGCCGCTCGCCGCCTGGTTTCAGACCGCCACCGCGCGCGCGCGCCAGGGGGATAGCGCCGTCGTCGAGACGCTCGGCGTCGTCATTGCCCAGATCCGCGCCGATGTGGCGGCCCGCGCCGCCGGCACCGAAGACCGCACGGGCTGGATTCACACCGGCTTCCCCGAGTTCGACAACCTTGATTCCTCCTCGTGCATGATGCCGTTCGGCTCCATGCGCGAGGATGGGAACGTGATCATCGGCGGCGGCTCCAGCATGGGCAAGAGCGTCCTCATGCGCAATATCGCGAGCCTCGCCGTTGAGCGCGGCCAGCGCGCCCTCGTTTACACCATCGAGACCACGCGCTACTCCTTCGTGCAGTCGATGGCCGCCACGACCGCGCGCGCCAGTGTGCGCGGCCTCGCCCGCGCGCCCAAGGATCACGTCGCCCGGCTCGACCGATCGCTCGCCGAGCTCGAAGCCAAGGCCGACAAGAAACTGTTTTTGTTTGAGAAAAAAGACGACGTAGCGTTTGACACCATTGAGGGCATCGCGGCCCACGCGCGCGCCTGGTGCGCGCAGCACGGCACGCCGCATGTGATCGTGCTCGACTACCTGCAACTCATCGGCGTCGGCAAGCGCTGCAACTCCCGCGAGCAGGAGGTCGCGCATATCTCGCACACGTGGCAGGCGCTCCAGCGTGAGCTCGGCTGCGTGACCATCGGCGGCGCCCAGCTCAACGAGGCTTCGCTCTCCAAGCTCCGCACGGTCAAGAAGGACAAGGAGGGCAAGGTCATCCACGAGCTACCCGACCGCGGCGCGCTGCGCGAATCGCAAGCGCTCTACCACGATGCCGACGTCGTGATTTTCCTGCATATGCCCGTCGTCGATGGCGCTGGCCGCGAGCAAGTCGGCCTCGATACGACCAACCCCGAGATGTGGCTGTGCGTCGATAAACGCCGCTCCGGCGTGCGCGGCATCGTGAAGACCCGCTTCGAGAAAGCGCACGGATATTTTAAGCCCCTGCACGAAGCCGGCGCGCCCCGCTCGCCCACCGCTACCGGCCCCACCTCCAAGGCCGATTACTGACCGCTACGCCACTCCGCCCCATACCCCGATGAAAACCGCCCTCGTCACCGTCCTCGTCGTGCTCGTGTTTGCCGGGCTGTTCATCGTCTCACTCTGCCCGTGGAAGCCAGCGGCAAAGCGGTGGCGCTGCGCTGGCGCCGAGCCCACGCCCGCGCCCCCGCGCGCGCCGGAGACGCCGCCGCCCCTCGCCGGGCTGCCGCCCTTGCTCTTTGCCCTGGCATCCGTCGAGACCGGCGGCGATGCCACTGCCATTGGCCCCGGCGGCGAGCGCAGCGCGTGGCAATTCACGCCCGAGACGTGGGCGCGCCACAGCCGCCTGCCGTTTCTCTTTGCCTCGTCCGATCCCGTGCAGGCGCGCCAAGTCGCCGAGCTGCATCTGGCCTACCTCACGGCCGAGCTCCACCGGCGGCACCTCGCCCCGAGCGATGAATACCTCGCCGCCGCGTGGCGCTACGGCCCCGCCTCCGCGCGCATCTGCGCCGGCACCGATTACGCCGTGCGCGTCGCCCGTCTCACCCGCGCCGTCACGCCTCCCGTGATTTCCCCGCATCCATGAAAATCAACTACGCTATCCTCAACCTCCGCCCCGGGGCTGAAGCCGTGCCCGTGCTTTTGCCCGCCAGTATCTCGCACGATGAGCTCGCCCTCGTGGGCCGGCCGATCTCCGCCGGCTTCTGCACGCTCTCGCCCGAGGTGCGCGTCTTCGGCCGCAGCGAGAGCCTCAACCTCGCCGCGCACGCCGACGATGCCCGGCTCATAAAAATGTGGTTTGGCCGCCCCGAGACCGGCGATGTCGATGCACCGCTGGGGGAGACCGCCGCGACGCGCCCGACCCGATGAGCTGCACCACCACCACCACCAACACCGTGCCGAGCGTGACGCTCACGCACGACCTCGCGCCGCATTGCTACGGCCAGTGGACGTATGTTTGCCCCGATTGTTTTGCCGACATCGACGGCCGTGAACTCCGCGCCGTGAATGTTTTCCCCTACAATCGGTTTTACGAGTGCCCCGCGTGCGCCATTGGCAGCCTGCGCAGCGCGTGGGACGTCACCCGCCTCCCTCGTTGCGCATGACCCCGGCCCCCAAGCTCCGTTGGACCCCGCATCCCGTGCTCGCGCTGCCGACGCGCGAGCAGATTGCGGCGTCCTATGCGAAGATGGGGGAGGACGCGGCCGGCGCCTTTTGGCTGAAATTCCACGGCGAGCGCGAGGCCAAGATCAAGCTGGAGCTGCACGACCCGCTGCGCCACGGCTACGATTCGCCCCTCTACGAGCGCACCAAGCAGATCCTCGATGACTACGATGAACTCCTCGTCCTCGGGGCCAATCGCCTAGGCAAGTCGCGCGATGCGGCCAAGATCGTCGTCGATAATCTCTGCTCCCGCAAACAGGTGTGGGCCGTCTTTGAGGCATCGGAAAAGGCGTCGATTAACAAACAGCAATCGCGCATCCACGATACCCTCCCGCCCGAGTGGCGCGACCTCGGCGCGGCCTCCTCCGAGACCTACGTGAAATACAAGCGCCAGAACGGATTCTCCGGCGCGCAGTTCATTTTGCCCAATGGTTCGGTGTGCATGTTTTTCAACTACAAGCAGGACGTGAAGGATTTGGAAGGCTACGAGCTTGATGGCGTGTGGTTCGATGAGCTGGTGCCAATCGCATTTTACGAGGCGATGGCTTTCCGCGTGGGGCGCAACCGCCGCCAGCGGATGCTCATCACCTTCACGCCGCTCGATGGGAATAAACCGGCGTTTACCCCCGTCGTCGCCAAGTTCTTTGCCGGCGCGCGCATCACGGAGACGCGCCCCGTGGCCCCGCAGATGCACGGCACGCTCAAGCCCGATGTCGTCCACGTGCGCGATTGCCCGCCTGGCCACATGCCCTTTGAGATGCAATGCGCCAACCCCAAGGCGCGCGTCCTCTTTTACCACTGGGGCATGAATCCGATGGGGGCCAATAACGAGGTGCTCGACCGCCTCGGCGGCCGCCCGAAGGAGCAGTGGTTTGTGCGCGCCTATGGCTGGGTAGATAAGCCCCTCGGCTCCGCGCTGCCCAAGTTTGGCAATACCCACCTCATCACCCGCGCGCAATTCGACGCGCTCGCCCACCGGGGCACGGCGCGCTACTGCGTGGCCGATCCCGCCGGCACCAAGAACTGGTTTATCAAGTGGTATGCCGTCACCCCCGCCGGGCACACCATCGTTTATCGCGAGTGGCCCGATGCGCAGCGCTACGGCCCGTGGGCCGTGCCGCCCGAGGGTGGCGATAAACACGACTGGCGCCCCGGCGAGGCCCAGCGCCTCGATAGCGGCCGCGGCATGGATGGCTACAAACGCCTCATCCTCGAGCTCGAAGGCTGGACGCACGATCCCAAGACCGGCGCGTGGGACGGCTCCCGCTCCGAGCGCATCGAGCGCCGCTTGATCGACCCGCGCCTTGGCGGCGCTGGCATCCCCGGCCAGGAGGAAGGCACCAGCATCATCGACCTCATGGGCAACGAGAGCCTCGACGCCAAGGGCCGCATCGCCTTGCCCCGGATGTTTTGGGAGGAGGCCCCCGGCCGCCACATCCAGCACGGGCTGCAACAACTGCAAACCGCGATGGAGTGGGATGAGAGCCTACCGATGGACGCCCTGAATAATTGCCCGAAATGGTATGTCGTGGACGATCTGATACAGACGCGCACGTGCTACACGAGCTACATCGGCCCACCGATGACGAGCGAGCGCGATGCGCTCAAGGACATCATCGACCCCGACCGTTATTTTATCGAAGCCGCCTACGGCTTCGTGGAGCCCGAGATGTTCCGCACCCGCGGAGTGTGCGCGTATTAAAATTTCTATGCCTAGAATAAAAACGACTGAAGAAAGACAAGCATCCGCCGCAAAGCGCGCGGAAGACCGTGAACTGAGAGCCGCACGCACCGCCCACAACTGGGCCGCAAATCGTAAAAAGGCGAACGCGATTAGCCGCGCCTATTACGTCGCCAACCGTAAAAGATTACTCGCGTACTACGCAGCCTACGCCGCCGCCAACCGTGAAAAGATAGCAACCCGCCGCGCCGTGCGCTACGCCGCCAAAAAAGCCGCCGCCTCCGCTTAAATTTATGCCCCCCACCGCCACCGCCCTCCCGCAGCAATACTACCTCCGCCGCAAGTGTGTGGCCGAAGCCGTGGGCGGCGTGCGTGCCCTCGCGCGCGCCGAGCGCCTCGGCGCGATCGTGCCCGTGCGCGGTCTCGCCGGGCTGAAGCAAGTCCGCTACGAGCGGCCGCGCATCCTTCGCTACCTCGATTGTCTCAATGGCCTCGTGGATCTCGCCACCGTCGTGCGCGAGAACGCCGCCGCCCAGCGCTCTGCACAGCCTACTTGACGCTACGCCGCGCCGCGCTGAATAGACTCACCCATGACACCCACCGCCCCCACCCGCGACCCCGAAGACATCCGTGAACTGCGCACCGAGCTTGAGCACATCATCGCCGATGGCACCCTCGTCTGGCAGCGCCAGGAGGAGGCCCGCGCCGTGCGGTTTAATGTCTGGGCCGGCCAGACTACCGATGGCCGCAAGCACGCTTCCGCTCTCGGCGAGGACCCCTTGCCCTTTGAGGGCGCGAGCGATGCCCGTATCCCTGCCGTGGATTCAATCATCGGGGATAAGGTGGCCCTTGTAAAACAGGCGTTCTTCCGCGCTCAGGTGCAAGCCACCCCGGTAGAGCCCAACGATGCGCCCAAGGCGGCCAGCGTCACCTCGCTCCTGCGTTGGCTGCGCGATTGCGAGATGCGCGCCGAGCTGGAGACGGAGGTGGAGCTCTCCGCGCAACACTTCTTTGGGGATGATCCCGCCTTGGCCGTCGTCGAGGTCAACTGGCGGCAGGATGTCACCCTCGTCCGCCGCGAGCTCTCGTTTGATGATTTGGCGATCCTCTACAGCACCGGCGAGAGCAATCCCGATAACGTCGCCCCCGATGATCCCCGGTTGGAGCCCGCCATGCTGGCGGATTTTAACGATCTTGCGCTGAACCCCCTGCGCGACCGCGAATTTATCGCCTGGCTCACGCGCGCCTATCCGGGCGTCACGCCGGCCGCCGTGAAGGCCGCCGTGCGCACGCTGCGCAAGGAGGGCCGCGCGGAGCTGCCTGTGCCCGTCGTGCGCGAGAATCGCCCCGGCGTGCAGGTGCTCAAATACATGGAGGATATTTTCTTTCCCGTGGGTACCGCCGAGCTCCAGCGCGCGCGCTCCATCCACCGCCGCGAGTGGCTCTCCGAAGTCGAGTTGCGCGAGCGCGTCGTCACCCAGCAATGGAGCCAGGCGTGGGTGGATACCGTGATCGACCAAGGGCGCGGGCAGACGATCGGCAATCAGAATTGGCGCAGCGCCATCGAAGAGATTTCGATTTCGCGCCCCGGCGGCATGGTCAATGAAAACAATTTTCTCTACGAAATCTGGTGGAGCTACGAACGCCGTGCCGATGAGCTCGGCGTGCCCGGCGTGTACATGACTGTGTGGAATATCGCCGCCGTGGATACGTGTGCCAAGTGCGAGCTGTACGATGATCCCGAGGGTGGCTACCCCTTCTACGCGCGCCCCCGCGAGCGCCTCGGCCGCCAGCTCACCGATAGCCGCGGCCTCACGCGCCCCCTCGCCACGCACCAGCAGGAAATCAAGACCCAGCGCGATGCGCGGGCCAATTACACGCAGCTTGTGGCCTCGCCCCCGCGCAAGACGCTCATGCAGCGCGGCGCCTTCGAGCTCATTTTAGGGCCCAACGCGCAAATCCCCGTGCAGCGCATGGATGATTTTGAGCTCGTCCAGATGCCGCCGTTTATGAACGCCAGCGTGGAGATGGAAGCCACCACGCGCCGCGAGTTCGATGAATACGCCGGCCGCCAGACCCCTGATCAAGACCCGAACCGCATCGCCATGCTCCAGCAGGCCGGCGTAGATTCGTTTTTAGGCCTCTGGCGCGAAGTGATGCGCGCCGTGCTCAAACAAGCCCGCCGCTTTTACACCCCCGAGGAATTGGCCCGCGTGACCGGCCCCGGTGGCGAGGGCCTCGCCCTCAAGCCCGAAGACGTGGGCGGCGAGTGGGATGTCATGATTGAAATCGACACCCGCGATTTGAACATGGAATTTGCCATGAAGAAGATGAAGGCCTTTGGCGATCTGCGCTCGCTCGATCCCGCCGGCATCCTCGATCTCGGGCCGCTTGTCGAGTGGGCGGCCTACTCGCTCGATCCCGTGCTCGGGCGCCGCGCGATCAAGCCGCAGACTAACGTGACGCAGAAGGAAATCTCCGATGAGAAGAACAACCTCGCGCAAATGGCCGTGGGCGTGGAGCCCGAGATGCCGGAGCAGGGCATCAACGCCTCGCTGCGCCTCCAGACCATGCAACAACACATCCAGCAGAGCACGCAGCTCGCGCAGCTCTACCAAGGTGCCGATTGGTTCCGCGCCCTCGTGGAGAATCGCCAGAAGTATCTCATGCAGCAAGTCACCCAAGAGAAGAACAAGCAAATCGGCCGCCTCGGCACCGCCCCGCTGCAAGGGCCGGGTGCGGCGGCAGCCTAAGCTCTCCCACGCATGAAACGCCCCAGCGTCGTCTATTATCCCGCCGCAGCCACGCCGCTCACGCCGGCCGATTTGCGTGCGAGCTTTGCCACGCAGCACGTGAGCGACCCCGTGCCGCGCGCGCTCTACCAGATTTTGAGCGAACGCCTGGCGGCGGCCACCATCGCCAGCACGGCCCCGCGCCTGAGCGAGCGCGAGGCGGGGCTCTGCGCCGGCCGCATTGCGGAGATTGCGAGCCTTCAGGCTGAACTCGCCGGGTATCTCACGCCCGTCGCAAGCACTCGTTAGTCTTTAAGAATCGCAAAGTCTTTAAGATTTGATTTGCCGCAGCCGGAGGAGTCTGCCGAGCTCCGGCATGGAAATTCGCGATGAATAAATCCATCCCCCAACACAATTACGGCTTAGTCGATCAAGGCATTTTGCGTGGCGTGACCACGGATACCAGCAACTACGAGCGCTGCGTGATCTTTGGCGTGACCTCGATTCCATCTCGCGCATTGCACTTTTCCATTTTGTGCGAATCAGGAGCGCAGTGGGCACGCATACCGCTGCATAAATTACGGCATGAGCAGCCCACTTGCCAGCAGGTCCACGACCTTCCCCAACTGCAATCGTGGGATTGCCACGGCTGGGAGTTCTGCGTCACGCAGTACGAGTACCTGCGCGAGATGGGGTGCCAGTACCGGAACCGCGATGGAGTCATGGTCCCCGCGAGCTACTGGTTCACCCTAGACCACACGGACAACGGTTACAGCCAGTACCCGCCAGAGCACAAATGCTACCACCTGCTCTTGTTGGAAGATGGCTCAGGGCAGATCGCCGCGCAGCCAAACAACCGCATTTTGTGGCGTGATGATAGCTTTGTGCGGCCCAACCTCGCGCAAATTTCAGAGTACCGAGTGATGCCGGAAAAGACGTGGCACGCCGAACTAGGCCGCAATGCAGATTTCACAAAGATAATCAACGAACCATGAGCACACTCGACGCACCCCGCACCGCCACGCCGCCCGCACTCGCGGCGGCGCTCGCGCCTGATTCGGCCCTCACACAGACGCAACAAGAGTCCGCCGATTGGTGGAGCGAGTTCTTCGCACGCCGCCGGTTTCCGCAGCGCGGCCTATTCTTCCTCGTGCCGGGAGTAGAGTTGGGGTTGGGTCACGCCGTGATTCTTCACGTCCACAGCGGGCGGAAGTACGATTACCGTTTTGATCCCGGCGAGACATGGCGGCAGTCGCAGCAGGTTTTTGCGGCGGCGCTACCGAAAGCGGATGAGGTGTCTTTTCCCAGCGGCATAGACCCAGACTCGGCGCCGGTGCCGAATTTAATCGTGCGACCATGAACACACCCACACCCACACCGCGCACCGACGCCGCATGGTCCAAATCGTTTGACGGCGAACAAATGAGCGCAGGACAAACCGCGAGAGCGTTGCGCGAATGCTCACAAAAACTCGAAACCGAACTCACCGCCCTCACCGCCGAGCGCGACCAGCTCAAAGAAAAAGCGAAGGATGACTTTCAAATGTTCCACGAGATCCGTTTGAAGCTCACGGCAGCGTGCAGCAACCCCTATCAGCTTCAGGATGAGGCAATCGACGGGATAATCTCCGAACTCGAACAACTCCGCGCCGACTGCGAGAACGAAACGAAATGGGCCGCGCACTACCTAGCTCAGTCGATCGCGGACAAGTCACGCGCAGAGAAAGCCGAACGCGCTGAGACCGTCGCTCTCGCAAACTGGAACGGCGCGCTTGAGCGGGCCATGAAAGCCGAGGCCCAACTTGCCGCCGAGCGGGCGCGGTTGGATTCAGGCCAGATACTGCTCATCGTCGGAGGCGAGCGAGTCTGGCATTGCGGCCTTGATCTACGCGCAGCGATTGATGCGGCGATGAAGGAGGGCGCGACATGAACGCCTCACGCCCCAAAGTCTGACCAAAACGCGTCCAAACTGAACCAAACTCGCCCAAACCCGCTCGCCCCGCCCCACACCCCTTGACGGTCTAGCCGTCCGCCCCACGTAGGGACGCACTTGCCCACAGCATGACTGCGAACCTTACCACAATTAGCGCGGCTCCCTCGCCGTCTCCCGCGCAGCCCGACACCTCGCCCGTGTCGGGTGATACCTCAGACGCGGATTTCGGGCTACCCAGCGCCGCCGATATTTCGGCCGCCTTGGATGAGTTGAACCCGACAACTCAAGCCGATGCCGATCCCGCCGCCACCTCTCTTGAGGCTGACGATGAGGCCGACACCGCGACTGAGGAAGCCGTCGCCGCGACCCTTAGCGATGAGGCCGCAGCACCCGCTTCCGATGAATCCACGCCCTCTCCCGAGGGCCAGCCGCCCGAGGGTGAAGCCGCTCCCGTAGCGGCCGATCCCGACGTGGCGGCGGCCCCCAGCAAACGCGATGGCCGCAACGACCGCATCGACGAGCTTACGGCCCGCGCCAAGAGCGCCGAGGAAAAGCTGGCGCAAGCCAGCGACCGCCTCGCGTCGTTCGAAGCCCGGGATACGAACCGGCTCGAACCCGATGTGCTCGAAGCCATCGACGATCCGGCGCAACTCGCCGCGCAGCGCTCCCGGTGGACGAAACTCCACGAGTGGGCGATTCGCCACGAGCACGCCGATGTCGCCACCCTGCCCGATGGTAAGGGCGGCACGCAAGAGTTTGACCGCGAGCAAGTCTCCGCCCTCAAGGCGCAGACCTTCTCGTTGTTAAACGAAGCCGCCCCCAAGCGTGAACAGTTCCTCCAGACCCGCGCCCAAGTCGATGCGTATGCCACCCAGGCTTACCCCTGGCTGGCCAATACCAAGGCCGGCGATGGTGCCACGGTCGCCAAACTCCTGTCCGATCTACCCGTGCTCCGCACTTTGCCCGGTGGCAAGCTGCTGGCCTCGGATGCGTTTATCGGCGGCGTGTTTCGCGCTCACGGCATCACGGTTTCCAAGGAGCTGATCGAGCGTCTCGCCAAAGAGGCCAAGGCCAGCGCCCCGCGCGCCGGCCAGCCTGCGCGCGCGAGCACTCCCGTGCGTGCCCCTGCCGCGCCGAGCCGTCCTAGCACGGTGCCGGCCCGGCTCGACCGCCGCCAGACGCAGAGCCGCCAGGCAGACCAGCGCATCACGCGCGAGCGAGGTTCCGAAGATTCATTGGCCGAGAGCATCGCCGCCCTCCTGTAAGCACTCATCAACCGTCTCCAGTAAACCAATACTCCCATGCCAGCTCTCGTTGAACGCGATGTCGTTGCCAAGGTCCAAGACCTGAGCAACCAATTCGACAATGCGAAATCCTTCGCATTTCCCTTCATGTCCCGCGTGCCGAAAGGCAGCGCTCCCAAACAATCCAAGCTCACCTACGCCGTCGAGAAATACGATACCGCCGATACCTCCGGGGCGATCGACGAGGCCGAGCCATCCAACTTTGAAAACCCGTCCGCCGGCGATGCCGAGCTAGATGTGCGGATTCAGATTTGGGAAAAGGCCGTCTCCATCGGCGGTCTCGCTACCACCACCACGCACCAAGCCGGGATCACCCCGCGCAACGTCGTCGCCAAGAAGATTGCGAAGAAGCTCATCGAGCTGAAGCGCAACTGCGAAGTTACGCTGCTCTCCGATAACGAGAGCCAGCTGGAGACGGGCAACGTGGGTAATCAGACCCGCGGCCTGGTCAAGTGGGCCAGCTCCACGGCGCAATCGCACTATGCCGTGTCGTCTGCCTACCTCACCCCCGCGGCCTCCATCGACTCCTCCACCGCTATTGCCGATTACACCGACGCCACCATCACCACCGTCATGGAATCGCAATTCGGCCAGACGGGCAATGAGAGCGAGGAAAACGTCCTCTTCTGTGGTTCCACGTTTAAGCGCAACATGGATCGCCTCACGTTCTCCACGCGCGATGTGTCGAGCCGCACGATGGTGCGCCGCTTCAACACCACGCCGTCGAGCACGGTCAATCTCGGTGCCGTCAAGGTACTGGAGACGGGCTTTGGCGATATCGAGCTCGCGCTCTCGCAGCATATCAATGCGTCGGGCGATCCCACCACGGCCGCTTCCAAGCGCCTCGCGGTCGGCGGTCCGATTGATAACATGGAGCTCCGGTGGTCCGACGCGCCGAACATGATCCCGCTCGGCAAGACCTCGCGCAGCACGCGCTTTATCGTCACCGCCACCGGTGCCCTTTGCGTGATGAATCCGCTCAAATTGATCAAATTCGCGCCTGGTAGCTAAGGCACAACCACCACCCATCAACTCACTACTCAGATGGCCACCTACCTCCAACTTAACGCCGCCGATCAAGCTCGGTTTGGCTTCACCCACAAAACCGTCATTACGTTTGCCGATCTCGTTGCCCTCGGGGCGGTCTCGTCCGGCGTGGTCTCGCTGGCTACCTACA